TTTTAGGGGCAAGAGCAACAGATACACAAGCTTTACAATGGCCGCGAACAGGAGTCAGAAAACCAGATACATATGTGAATACTTATGCTGTCGGATTTCCTTTTCGTATTTCAACGGATTATTATACAGAAACAGAAATACCTGATCAAGTTAAAAAAGCGCAGGCAATATTGGCTGTTTATTTAAATAATAATAAAAGTGGACTTGGCTTATCAGGCTTGGAAGACTATAAAAGAGTAGGCGTTGGCGGGGTTGCTGTTGAACCCGTATTCAGCGGTTCCGTTGGCGCTGATCGCGTTCCGCCATTATTTGAACGCTATTTCACAGGCTTGCGAATTAGTGGGCCGGGCAACATTTCCATCAAAAGGAGCTAATTTCTTATGTACAACGCTGATCCAGATTATACAGTTGGCGCTGAATTAATCACAAATACAGACGCCCATACAGGCAGATTTAAAAGTATTTTTTTTAAAGAAGATACACAAATCAACACGGCTTCGCATAATTATTCAGGAAATTCAATTGATTCTGAAACTTTTCTTGCGGGTCAAACAATCTATGGGTTATTTACTAGCATCACATTAACAAGTGGCGCTTGCATTGCTTATAAGGTCTAATGCCAAACTTCGCGGGTGCTATTCAAAAGGCAATTGATAAGGTTGCATCAATAGAAGGTTTTGGCGCAAACGTCACGATCAGATATATCACGGCGGGTTCTTACAATACCTCAACAGGTGCTATTTCTGAATCAAATAGTGATGTTGTTGTTAAGGCTGTTTTTGAAGATGTAAATATGCGCGAAGTAAATGAACTAATTCAGGCAGAAGATAAAAAAATAACTATTTCAGGGGATGCGGTAACAACAAAACCGACAACCAAAGATAAAGTTTTAATATCAAATATAGTTCATAATATTATTCGCGTTCTTACTAAAACAGCGGGCGGCGTGGATATTTCCTATACACTTTATTTAAGAACATGAGAAAAATTGAACTTAAGGATATTGGAAATTATTCAGAAGAACAAATTAATACTTTGTTATCGGCTGTTGTTTTGACCGCTGATCGCATCGTCAAAGAAGGATCGCCAGTTGATACAGGAAGGCTTGCGGTTTCTTGGCAGATAGGAGAAAACGCGGAAAGCGGTAGACCCGCCCCAGAAGGTAAATATGGCGCTTCTGGTATAGGAACTGTTGTCAGGCCGCCAAAGCCGATTAATTATCAATTAGGAAGAGAAACTTTTAAAAAAAAATATATTTTGCATAATAATATTCCTTACGCGGAGCCTGTATTTATGGGGACAAGTTTGCCGCCGTCTTGGGGTGGTACTTATAGAAGTAATCAAGGATTAAAACCAAAACATCTTGATTTGTTAGCAAAAGAAATTTCGGCTGAAGTAGACGATCTTTATAGACAAATAAGAGGTAAATAATGGCTGCAACAAATTTAAATACAGTTAGAGCTGCTATCGAAGGCAGAATCGCGACAGAACTTGCTTTAAGCCCCGCTATCCCTGTTGTTTTTCATAATATGCCGTATGACAGTAGCGCAGTCACAACTTTTGTTCAATGCCTTACAAGTTTCGGTGAGAGTAATTATTTAACACTTGGCAATGCAAGCGGTACAAACAGAGTTAACGGAATTGTTGTTTTAAATATCTTTACACCGCAGGGGATAGGATCAGGCGATAACTACACAATCGGCAAGAGGTTGCGGGATCTATATAATAGGATTACAGTTTCAGATGTAATCTTCGACAGCCCAATCGGGCCGGAGGTTATTGATTCACCTACACCCGAAGGACAATTCCAGACACAATTGCGAATGACCTTTGAAATTTACGAGGAACTCTAATCATGCCAAAACTTGAAATCACAGAAGAAATGCTTGACGCCATAGAAGCGGTTAAGGGCAGACGCGAAGCGGCATATTGGGATCCGGAATGTCGTAAATATATGGAGAGTCAACAAACTTCAAAAAAAGATGTAAAAATTACTGAAAAGAGTTAATATATTATTTAAATAGTTCTTTTTTTTGTTATGGCTGCTGTTAAGGGTGACGTTGGAAAAATTATGTTTGAAAATGCTGGCGGAACTGAAGCTGACATTTCAGGCTTAAGAAGTTGGTCTTTATCTATTACAAAAGACACACAAGAAACAACAGTTCTTGGTAATACCTCAAAAAGTTTTGTCGGAGGTCTAATTTCTGGCGAAGGTTCCGCAGAACTTATTTATGATCCTTCAGGTAACTCTGATTATCAAGCCTTTATTGATGACGTTCTAGTTACAGGCGATGCTGGCGATGCGTTGTTTGAATTATTCCCTGATAGTGGAACATCAGCAAAAAAATTCGGTTTCGCGGGAATTATTACTTCCGCTGAATATGGAGCAACTTTAGGTGAGATTCAGATCATAAATATCTCATTTGTGACAAACGGTGCAATCACTTCAGCTATCTGATACATTGGGTTTATTAGTCTACTAATCAAACTAAATGCCAACTAAAAGAACAATCGACTTACTTGTTGAATCTTTTGATTTAACAATTAGAAGAAAATACGAAATAAAAAACGCAAACGGCGATATTGTTACTACTTTATATTTTCCGCCAATAACAAGGGCAGACAGAAAAAGAGCACAGACGATGGCTAATACAACGGACGGCCTTGAAATATCAACACATATGCTTTGCCAACTTGCAGAAAATGAAGATGGTTCAAAAGCGTTTGCGGCGGCTGATGCGCCTAATTTACAACGTGAAATTCCAGAAAAGATTCTGAATGACATGGAATTATTTTTATTTGAACTTTCAGCGGATAATACTATTGACGAAGCAAAAAACGATTAAAGGACGATAACTGGCTATTTTTTGAATTTTTTTTATCGTCCGAGCTTGGAAAAACAATCAACGAATTGCGTTCATCAATGACTGATAGCGAATTAATATATTGGGCTGCATACTATGAAGTTAAAAATGAAAAAGAAAAAAAGGCAATGGATCGCGCGAAACGAAAATAGGTGTAAACTAAAATAAAGGATTTTTGTTGTTTTGGCTCAAGCGAATGTAAAAATTGCTGTTGACGCTACGAGCGCTGTTAATAAACTTCGTCAAGTAAATACAGTTTCTAAAAAATTAAGTTCTAGTACAGATAAATTAGAAAGAAGCGTTCAAAGAAATAATCGAAGATTTAGAGAGACAGGAGCGGCGGCAAGGTCAGCAAGTGCAGGCGTTAATAGATTAGGGGCTGCATTTAGAAAACTTTTAATTGGTTTTTCTTTATTTAAGACAGCTTCTTTTGTTATTTTCAATACGCAACAAATAGAGAGTCAAAGAAAAAGTTTAGAAGTTTTAACAGGTTCATTAGAAGATACAAATAAAATAATTGCAGAAATTCAGGCTTTCGGTGCTGTCACCCCATTTAAAAGTTCTGATCTTATAGAAACTACAAAAAGATTAAAAGCGTTTGGATTTGAAACAGAAGAACTTGTTGACGTTACAAAAAGGCTTGCTGATGTTGCGGGCGCTACAGGAGCCGATCTCGGCGGTATAGCAACAGCCTTTGGACAAATACAGGCGAAAGGCAGATTGCAAGGGGAAGAATTGCTTCAGTTACAGGAAAGGGGGGTCAGCCTTCAAGATGAGTTGATTAAAATGTATGGCTTTACAGCCGATGAATTCAGAAAGGCGTTAGAGGGCGGCAGAATAAGCGCTGATGCTGTTAATGTTGCTTTACAACGGATAACAGACGCGGGCGGTAAATATGCCAATGGTGCAATCGCTCAAAGTACAACACTTGCGGGTAAATTTAGCACCCTTGTTGATGGCGTTGAAAGTTTGGCGCGAACTTTTGGTGAAGTTCTTGATCCTGTTTTAAAAGCTGTCTTAAATAACACAATTACTGTTATTAATACAATAAATAAAGCGTTAAATATTGCAAAATTACAGTCGGGGTTAGGTCTTAATAAAGAAGCAAGAAAGAGAATACAAGATCAGGCGCGTGATGAAGCTAAAGAAATAGTAAATTTAAGAAGGATAGCAAACCCATTTGAAAGGAATCAAGAATTTCAAAAAGTATTTGCGGAAAGGACACTTGATTTAACAAAAAAATTTGGTTTTCAAACTGGACAATTGCAAGTTGAAATTGATTCCCCACAGACTCAAGATGCAACAGTACCAGAATTATTGAAGAAAACAAAAATAGAAACAAGTGAATTTGACAAGCAAGTAAAATTAATTGAAAGAAAAAACGAATTATTAACAGCAAGATTAGAAGGTAACGAAAAAGAAATAGAGCAAAAACATCGCGAAATGGATTTAGTTGCAGAAATAGGAATTTTTGAAGCTGCAAAGATTTTCAAACTACAAGAAGGAACAAGAAAATTAGAAGAACAAAATAGAGTTCTTGACCGACAAAAAGAATTATTTACACAAATTGGAGATAATATTGCAACAGGTATTACTGATGCTTTAGTCGGTGCTATCGAAGGGACTCGAAGTTTAGGAGAAGCGGCGAAAGCAATTGTTAATGATCTTGCATCTTCTTTGTTAAGGCTTGGCGTAAATACGTTGTTAAAAAGCACAGGAATTGGCTTGTTTGCTAATTTACCCGGTCTTGCAAATGGTGGGTCGGCATCCGCAGGGCGTAGTTATTTAGTCGGGGAGCGGGGTCCGGAGATTTTCACACCAAAACGTAGCGGAACAGTTACACCAAATAACAAGATCGGCGGAAGTGGTGGGGTTGTTAATAATATAAATGTAAATGTAGATGCGGGCGGTATGCAATCAGATGCAAACGAAAATCGCGGGAAAGAACTTGGCGTTGCTCTTGCTTCGGCGATAC